TCTTGTAATATTAAACTGTTGTGCTTGCGCCTGTCTTGCTGCAAATTGTTCTGCAGTTTCACCAGGTTGTTGTGTTGTTGCAGTTGTAACACTTGGTAATCCAGCTTGTCTTGTAAGATCTGCTAAAAATGTTTTCTGTGCTGCCTCAATAAATTCTGGTGGTAATTGTCTTGACTCTGTTATACCACCTGTTTGTTTTGATACTCTACCGCCCATAGCATACTCTCCAGGTTGATATCCTTTTTCTTTTAATCTTTTTTCTAACTTAGACATGTCTTTTAATTTTAAACCTTCAAGATAAAGATCCATAAGTTCTTCATCACCTGTAGATTCTATAAAATCTTTAAAACTTCCAAACTCCATTATACTACCCTTTTCTCCAATCGTTTCATGGTATCATACATCTTTTGTGCTCCTCTTTCAATGCTACCGTTACCAGCTCCTCTTACAGCATCTGCTGTAAAAACAAACTCATTTTTTGATAACATAGCAGGCACATCGTCTGCTTTTTCTTTTATCCCTACAGGCACAAATCCACCTGTTTCTCTGTAATCTCTCTCCATAACCCCAGCTTTATTTGATCTCATGATGCCTGTTGGCATACCGCCTGATGCTACGTTTGCTCTTGGGTCATAGATATTTGGATATTTACCTACTGCAATATCTGTATAAGTATCTGGTCCATATATTTGACCATCTGGTGCTTTATATTCAAACCTTCCATCAGATCTTTTTCTAGCTTTAAATCCAGGAACTATGCCTGCGTAAGCTGCAAAACCCTCTGAGTCAGCAGTAATTTTTCTCATTGTATTTTCAAATTCTGAATCAGGTGTTGGGGTTGTTTTAGTGTTTTCGTTTACGTACGCGTCATAAGTACTTTGAGTTAATTTTCCCTCTACACCTGGAACTGAATAAAGAAATTCATCCCCAGAAAATCTAGGTTTTGGATTTTTAAAACGTTTGACACCCTCTAACAAACCTTCTTGTGATACTCCTGGTATTTTTTCTGTGGGTTGACCTTGTTGTTTTAAATATTTATTTCTATCTTCTATTTGTTTAGCTGTTAAGTTTCCAGAATCTGCAGCTAGTATACCTTCTATGTTTTTAGTAGCTTGTTCTTGTGCAGTTTTTATAGCCGTTGGAAATCTTAAAAATTTACTAGGGTTAAATGGATTTAAAGCTCTTGCTCCCTCTTGAAGTGTTTGATAACCAGCAGCTAGAGTTGCAGAAACTTTTGGATTTACATTAGAAAATTTTTTTTGAAAATCAGCTCCAGTTTGTAAAGCATATTCTGGAATAACATCCATACCAGTTTTACCTTTCATAGCTTCTGATACTCTTGCATGATCTGCAAATTTTTCTAACGCACTTTTTGTTGTTGGATTAGCTTTTTGTAATCTTTGTAAAATTTTTTGTTGACTCGGATTTATAGCTTGTCGAAACGCAGCTTGTGCTGCTCTATTACGAGCTATATTTTGTGCAAGTGTATTAGCCATAGTGATACCACCAGTCTGATAACCTACTCTACCGCCATCACGAATATTATATCTGGCTACAAATGCATCTCTACCTGCATCATCTAGTTTAGAATACTCTGGATCATTTGCAAAATAATTATCCATGTAGGTTCTCATCTGTGTTCCTACATACTCTCTTCTTCTTTCTAAGTAGTCTTCCATGCTCTCACCAGGTTCTGGCTCTTCAAACTCTCCTTGAAAATAACTTGCTAATAAAGAGGCACCAGCTGTAATACCACCTGCTACTAATTGTGCTGCAACTCCTTCTGGTAATGCTTTAATACCTTTTTCTAATACATCTCCTGCTTTTGATAATAGACTTTTATCTCCACCAGTTAATGCAACTTCATCAACTATGTTTGTTCCTGCATCAGCTGCTTGTCTATCAAACAATCTACCAATAGGCCCTTGATCAAATCCAGTTTGTGTAAATCTTTGACGACCTAAAAATGTTTCTGGAGCTTGAGCACCACCTAACATTCCTACTCCTCTACCAAATGCAAAAGTTCCAACACCTTGTTTTAGTGCATCACTGATACTACCTCTCTGATCAAATCTACCAATACCTCTCATCAAAGCTCCTACACCAGGATTAAATACTGAAACAACAGGTGCAGCTTTAACTGCTACGCTTGCTAACTCGTTAGGTATAAGTTTTCTGATACGATCTTTAACTAGGCTACCTAGTCCGTACATCTGTCTTGGCATTTTTGCTCTGTTAATCATATATGTTAAATTTTGTTTATTTTAAAAAGGCAGGGATTACACCTGAGTTTACATTATTACTCGCTTTTCGCAAGTAAATCAAGGCTATGTTGTAACTTCTCTTGGCTTAGATTGTAGGGCCGAAAGGATTACGTGTAGTCTATTAGCTGTTGCTGCAGTCACTTTTAGTATCTCACTCTCTTCTAATACTAAAGGGGCTGATAATAATTCTGTTGTGCCATTAGCAGATATGGACTTTGTTTTAAAAAGGCTAAATACGTTATCACTAGTATCTGTGATAGTTACTGTTATGGTATCTGCATTACCAGAGTCTTCAGATACTAATATAGATTTTACAATAGCAGTCGTTGCTGTTGGCACTGTATATAGTGTTGTAGCTGATGTAGTTGTTAGATCTACTTTTTTATTTACAAATGTATTAGCCAAAGAAAAAAGCCTCCGCCTCTGATTCGTCTTTTAGATCTTGTTGATATGTAGTGTTTAATTTTTGCACAATACTATCCACATCTCTAACAAAAGATTGTTGAGTTTGTTGATTATACTCTTCATCTGGTTGTGTTAATGCTTGTACTATTCTAGCCACGTTTTTTAACTCCCTTAATTTTTTTCTTATTTAGTGATGCATAAAAAACCTGCTCACCACGTTTCTTACCATATTGTTTTTTCATAGACTTCATTATTTTTTTACCTTTTTTATTTAGTGGCATTATCTTCTCCCATCTGGTTGTATGTCTAATCTAAATGTTCCTAATTTCCAAAACTGACCTGTGCTAGTGTTTTCTACTTTTAAAGATATCTCTCTTGCTCTCGCACGGGTATCTATTTTAGTTGAACTACTACTAATTGTAAACGGACCTAATGTAGAACTAGCTTTTGTTTGATTTGGAAAATCTTTTAAATTAAGTGTAACTCTTGCATTACCTGTCTGTGATAAAAAGTCTGGTATGACTCTTCTTATTTTCATCATAAACTCACCATCACCAGCTAAACCTTGTTGACCAATATCAAAACTACCAGACTCTATGTTTGCTGCAATAGCAGTTGTTTGACCTAATTTAACTTGGTTCAAACCAGTTTCATGTTCGTAATAAGTTGATGCACCATCTGTGTTACCATGAACATAATTAACATCTGTATCTGATGTTTCTGCACTTGAGTCATATTCTGTTGCATGTGGTTTACCAAATATAGCAGAGTCCTCCCATGCTGTTCTTGCTAGTGTTCCTGTAGTCCACACTGGTCGCTCGGGACTTGAGTCTAGATAATTATAAGCTACCATTCTATTTACAACACCAGAACCTGAGTTTGGGTAAAACCAAATAATTTCACCAAACAAATTATTTAGTCCTGCATTAATGTGTTGTTTAGGTGTAGTGTTAATATCATCATAAACATGATCTTCAACTAAACATGGTAATGATTCTAATCTACCAGCATATCTAAAGAAACCATTCTCAGACATCCAATAGGCTGTACCATCAACTTCAATAGCTGCGTTTTGTCCAATCAATCCACAGTTTGTACCCACTTGTTGGA